ACAATAGCATTTATGACAAAATTGATGTTCTTTCCAATTTTTAGCCTTGGGCGACTTTGAGTTCTTATAACATTTTGTCCCGAATTTATGTCCTAAACAAGTGGCCACTACGTATTATATTATATATAAACTACCTTATATACTGATTAACGTCGCGATTTCCTACGTACAGGTGTAATCATATAAGCTGATGGATTGTAATTTTGAGCAGCGACTAGGCAGTAAATTATAGACATTACAGTATCAGGTGGGTGATTAAAGAGCTTCATAGCCTTTTGTCGTGGATCTTCTACCCTAACTTCTTGCACTTCGTCAAGATCCTTACGTGTAATTGAGGTCATATCGTCCATTAGGAAATCTGTTTGCCAGTCGTAAAAGTGTGGTATCATAAACATCATTTTCTTGGTTTTTTCATCTTCTTTGTATAATGGGTGATTTACTGATTGACCAACAAAGTCAACGAAATTTTGAACAACCGTGGTTTTGTCAATCTGTAATCTATCTTGATCAGTACCATGCTCGTCAGTATTTTGAGAATATTCTTGCATAGGTTTGACTTCGTTACCAATGGTTTGACATCCACGGAATCTATGTCGTCCAAGTCCCTCAAATTTATGGTCACTAGAATCTCTACCTCCACCTTGTATTAGTGGGATTTGATCTTGCCCGTAGCCCCAGTCCCCGACTCCAAAATCGATTTCATAACGATCAAACAAATTTGTAATATATCTAGCCTGATCCATAGGGTGTTCAGCTGGCCTTGGGTCAATCCATGCAAGCTGGTAGCGATTGCTCTTACGCCAATGAATAACAATACTAGCAACAGTTTTCGACGCAGCGGGACCACTTCCAAAATCAACTCCACCTAATACTCTAAGCTCATTTCCATATATGGCTTTAAGGTCAAGCACTTCTCCAGGTTGTAATAATTTCAAATAATTAACATAACAAGCCTCAACCATTTCGGGCGTGATTGGACGACGTTCAGCTTTGTAAAAGTCACCCTCACAATGAGACATGAACATTGAATGAGGGTAATGTTTTTCTTGATACTCTATCGAGAGCTCAGGTTGGACATGATATTTCGTAATCGCGTCATTAATTGTAAGTGGAATATGTGGGAACATTCTTTGAGGAAAGTGATAACCTCGGTAATCAGTATGTGTAGGATTTTGTGCAACCCATTTACCAGTAAGTATTTTCGATAACTTGTCAGCGTCATTGGAAATTTCGCCAAAAGCGTCAAACTGTAATTTGTCTCTCCAATCGTCGTCGTCGTATCTCCATTCACGCTGATCAGTACGTTTCCACATTTTGTAATAGTCACTACCCGCCTCGCCTCCGATTCCAAAGCAATAAAATCGTCCATGCGTTTTAGAAAGAGAGTAGAACGCCACGGGTAAGAAACCAACATCTTGAGCTTGTGCCTCGTCCAGGATAAGGACTTCATTAGATTTTCCCTCAACTGCGTGATACTTATTTTCGTCGGTAACAAGATAGATTACACTTCCATTAAGTAATTTGATTCTTCCAACGTTAGCCTTACCATGTGGCAAATATCTCGACATCTTATCATTAGCGATAAAAGTTTCTTGTCTAAGTCGCTGTTCGGAAAAAGCGGACCTGTGGTTGTCGTCGTCAGCTACGTAAGTAACCTCGGAGCCGGGTTTCGCTAGAGCCACCCAAGCTATCAGCGAGCTTGCGTTAGTTGTTTTGTAAGTTTGTCGTCCGTTGATAAATGTGATATGCTTATGTTCATCTAGTAAGGGTTCTATCCAAAACGGATCTTTGTCGAAGTTGAGTGGCTTTTTACCAATGCGAGGACGAAAGTGTTTGATAAAGTCAAGCAAGTTATCAGGGATATTATCAGGGAGAGCTTTTGCTTTGAGTTCATTTATGCGGTCCTCGATTTTTCTGAGGCGAAAGTCATCGGAGTGCATTAGTTGTACGCTGATCTTCCTCGGCTATAACAACTGGGCTATGTCCCATAGCCAATCTTTCGGGATCTGCATTTCTAACAATTTCTTCAATTTCCTCTACTCTCTTAGCAAAGTCGAAATTCTTTTGTAATCCGTTATATAATTGAGCTTGATATCCAGCTGCTTGTGATATTTTGATTAACTTCTCAAAGTCTCTATCTTGTTTCTTTGATTCTCTAAAAAATTCCTCAGAAAGTACGTCTAGCATAGCTACCGTGATTTTCCCTACATGATCAGGTCTAGCCCAGCCAGTTAACATAATTTCCCTCACTAATCATCGTTTAAAGTTATTTCTGAGTTTTTAGGTGTATTTCGAGCATACCCTCTAATCTACCGATACATCTATTGATTTTCATCATAAAGCCAAAAAGCCCTACAACGCCAGCCATTAAGAGTCCAAAGACATGAGCTGGCTCTATACCAAGTAATAGTTCTCCATCCATGTCAAAATATGTAATTTCTTAGTTTATAGGTATTATTCTTCTATCTCACAATCGTCGTCGTGATCATCTAATCCACCGCACTCCTCACATTCTTTAGACAAAACTATCCATACTCACGTTTCTTTGTGGTAAAAGTCTTTTTCTGATAATTTCGACATATTCAGGGTTTAACTCAATTCCTAACCAACGACGGTTTAATTTGAGAGCTACTAGGGCTACTGTCCCAGATCCCATAAAAGGATCAAATACAACGCCTGGCTCGAATCCCGCCCCGCACTTACAAGATTTTTCTCCGACCTTTTCATACTCGGCAGTAACTGAGGCTTTTTGCATCGGCTGTTGCATACCTTGTTCACTATCTTTAGAATGGTCATGCCATGACTGTCCGAGATATTCTGCATACTCCTTGGTAGCCTCCATTATGTTTTCGACAGGAATCCCGCACTTTTTACAAACTCTATCAGGTACTGCACACTTTATGATTTTCTCAGGTAATTCTTCGGGAAAAGTAGCAAAGTGAGCTTCAATGAATGGTTTAGGGTTTATGAAGAATACATCGCCTGGATTCTTACCTTTTGGATCATCTATCTTTTCCGCTGGCTTTTCATAGAGAGTTGTCATAACTTCGTCGTATTTATCGCCAAAGCCGAAAATCTGTTTAAGTTTTATCCAATCCTCTCTAGTTGGGTAACTTCCGTCTTTTTCAAACCAATGGTGTGGAGCTTGAGTCCCAAAGATAGTTTCAATGGACTCTATCGTTAAAAGTGAGAGATCCCGTTTTTTATTCAAGTATTCGCGAATATCGTCATGTGGGGGTAAATTTCTATAATAGACTGTGCCATATCGCTCTACAACCGCATAAGGCTTACTTTTATCAACAATCACATCTCCTGGGTTTTTTCCTTTAGGATCATTAAGACATGAGTCATGTGCATTTCCAGCTTCCCGACTGGCAGCCATTCTTTGTTTTATGGAATTGTAACCTTTAGGGGCTTCTTTGGTTTGGTTGTATGGTTTGGAGTAATCCCAATCATCTTTTCCAACTACGCGGTTTCTATGGATTCCTTGGGTTGATTGACCTGGAACGTCTTTTTGTTTTCTATATCTCTCATTGAAACCCTTGTAGGTATTTGCATTAGGTCCAGGGACGCTATCTTGTTTTCTTGCTTTTTCCATATTCTTCTTAATGTCCCCACCAGTACCGAAATGGCTACGTCCCTCAGGTTGCTGATTCCCCCTCGGTTCTGGTGAGCCAACTGCATCTCCACCAAATAAGTCACTTTGATCCATTTTTGTCTCAATATTCTTTTTTGTGACTTTGGTATAGTCCGATATCGGTTTTTCCCTAACAGCGTCGAGATTGAAGTAATACTTTTGTTTCTTGACAAAAAAGAAGATACTCTCCCATTTGTTCTGAAATCTGTCTTTTACGGAGGTCGGCATGGCGTTAGCCTTAACCCAGGGAATATGGTTACGACAAAGCCACCCGTCGTCTATACAACGAATCATAAATCTTTCAGGTATTCCCACACGGGTTTTAGGTTTTAGGTCGATTTTGGGTTGACGGACGTTGTAAGCCCCTTGTTTGCCCGTATATTTGATTTTGCCATATTGTTCGGTTTTTCCG